TGTCAGAACGTGCATCGCGTGTTCTTAACTTTTGGAATGGAGATAAAAGTGGAGAACATTGCGTCAACCATTGAGAATGTTGAGTGGTGTCAGAGCCACCCCGTCCAGTACGCTCCAGGTGCGTACAAATTTGTGAGAAACCCTTTCAAGGTGTTTTCTACAGCTATGGGCGGTGTGAAGTACGTGGACTCTGACAAGGCGAGGCGCAAACTCCTTAACACGATTGGAATGGCTGAGATGGTCCTAAATTTAGGTATCCCAGTTATGCAATCATTTGCCCAAGCCATCATGCGTAACGCTGCTACCACCAAGAGCATCGAGCTACAAGAGGCGGATCCAATGTACTACAGGCTTCACCATGAACTTAAAGCTATGAATCTCAAGCAGTTACAACGCCTTGACCCTCAACCTATAAGCGACACAGCACGTCATTCGTTCTGGCTTGCGTTCGGCATTCCCGCCGACGAACAGCTGGAAATGGAGTCTTACTTTTCAAGTTGGGAGTTCAATTCCCAGAAGGCACCCGAACAGGTCGTGACGACCGAAGAGAGTTTCACTGCTGATTCCTGCAAATCTATTCTGTTGGAGTTTGCTGGACACGAGTTTGACGCATGCAAGAGAGGTTGCGTGTGTCATTTGGAGGTGGATAGGGCAGTTGCCCATTCCAACCAACGCCGTGAAATGCAAAGGCTAATGGAGTTCGAGAGCTCAGAACTGGCACGCAGGCGAGACCGACTACAGGATGGTGTGAAGGAGCACCAAACTAGAACAGCCAATGAAAATGTTCAGTCGGGTCTCGAGTACCTAGAAGAACCGGACTTGCCGCCAGTATTTAACTGGAGGCGGTTCCTAGGCTACAGCTGCGTTTTGGCAGTCGCCATCCCTCTAGGTTTAAAGGCAGCCAGCTCGTTGATTCGAGTTGCACCATTAAACCTTGGCTGGGTGACCTCACTGAGGAGCCCAGCCCAGTTTTCCTTAACTCCAGGAGTTGTTCACATGCAAGGCCGTCAAGTGGTTCTGCATGCGACCAAAGGCGAGACCTTTGTGCGAGCAGCAAAAGCAGCCGCACTAGCAGTATGTACTGCAGTCACAACCTTTGCTGTAACCAACTTCCCAAAACTCTACCTGCCAGGGCGCCGGTCTTACACTACGGTACTTAATAGTATCGCACGTGACACTGGTGTCCATCCGCAAC